CTCTTGCTATTTCTCTTTTTTTTTTATTTTGTACTCTAAAATATTCTAGTCTTTCATTATTTACTATTTTATCATATAAATTTTGCATTTCAGCTTCGTCTTTAATTCCACCATATCGTAAAAATTGATAATAATCAGCTCTAGTATGTTCAGGTCTAAATTCAGATTCAATTTTTTTGTTAATTTCTAATTGTTTTTCTAATCGTTTTTCAGCTTTTAACGTTTTTTTTAAATCACTAGATGGAATATGTACAGATTTACCCTTTGAAGCTCTAACCATTGCCATTTTATCTTTAGCTTCTTGACTTCCTTTAGCTGGTTTTCCTTCAAATATTGGTGCTAAATCCGGAAAAAAGCCCTCAAATAGGTCTTCTTCAACAGGAATAGGTACAGCTTTTCGTACTGGATTTCGTTTAACATTAAATTCATGAGCCATCCAAGTAGGAAGTTTCTTGCCTCTATATTTGTCTTCAATCATTTTATTGAATTCATAATCACTTTTAAATATTGGAATGCTACTTTCAGGAGTAAATGGATCATCTCTATATGCATATAACTCAGCTTCTGTTAATGCATTCAACTGATCATGTGCTAATGCATCTCTTTCAGCTCTTACTAATCTTGCTTTAGCATTCTTCAAATTTTTTTGTTCCACAGTTAATGGTTTTCTCACACCACCAACTAATAAACCACCAACTAATAAACCACCTTTTTTTAAAGCTCGTCGTTCTCTAGCTTTAACATTTTTAGGATCCATTGATAGCCCCCTCTTACCTCCAACGGTTAAACCTCCAACCATCTTACCTCCAACGGTTAAACCTCCAACCATTAAACCACCTATTGGCATACTCATAGAAGGTGATAATTTAGAATTTTGCATCATTCTATTTAATTTTTTATGTACTCCAGCAGACATTAAACCTCCTTGAAGGTGCTCAGCAAGTGTTAAAGATTTAGATGACATTTTTTATGTATTTTTTTATGTAATATCTATATGTAGATTATAAAGAAAAAAAATAAAATATTAATTATTTTTGGTAAGATTTTTTTCAATTTTTGAATAAGCACCCGCTGTGCAAGACCGGCATTTAATATGCACTTTTTCTGATAGCATTTCTTAACTGTCCCCGAGATGCTACACCCATACCAGCAACAGCGCCAGCAAGTCCTGCTAATTCTGGATGTCCAGACATAGCAAGTAATGGCGTAGCAATTTTAGCAACAGATTTAATATTATTCGCTGTAAATACATCCTTAAGCTTTGACCATACAGAACCTCCAGAGTATCCATTAACACCAGTTTCAGCTTTTAATTCAACTTCAGACAACAGTGGCAATTCTTTAGCATTCATCAAATCTTGTTTCGTAATGTTGCCCATAACCGTATTCACTGATCCATTTGGTACAATTTCAATATAGCCATCAGTTAAAGCGATTACTCTAACCGTGATATTACTGTAGGAAGACGCTGTTTGATTCAAGAATGTAAATTGACCCTGAAACGTGGTTTGATAGCTCATACCACTTGAAACATCAGATGGAAGGGATAAATCTTTTGCAACCGATAGAACCAATGGAGAACCAGCAAAATTACCAGCTTTACCAAGTGATGAATAAACAGAAGACCCCGCAAATTGTGGAAAGTTGCAAATAGCACCGTTCTTCTTTGAAATTTCGTATAATTGGTATGGTGTAGCATTGCCAAGAATGCCAGACCTCATCGCAAATTGGATATTAGCAGATTGAATGGGAAAGAAGAAGTCCGGCAATGAAGTGGTACCAGTTAAATCATTAACGTTTGGAATGGCATAAATTAGGAAATACGTAGGGATAATAGCATATTGAACAGAATTGGTACTTAATGAAAAAGTGTTTCCAGATACTACAGTATTTTGATATGTTGTATCATTAGACTGGATATTAGTCCAATTATACACTTGTGGATTCATAATTAAGCTAACACTATTCTCAGCTGGTGCAATAAATTGACATAATAGAGATTGAGAATTAAATACACCTGATACATTTGAAACAGTTGAACCAACAGGAATAGCATATGACAACATTCTTTGTAGATAAGCAAAGCTAAAACTGAAAATTAATGTATCAAGTCCAAAAATTGAACGAGAACCATAGTTTGAATAATCAAATGGTGATACCATGAGAGGCTCATTTACTGTAAATACAACCGTTAAAGTTGTAGGTGTTGCTGTGATACTAGTAATTTGATTAGTTCGTGCTGAATTAATGAATTGAGAGCTTGCAGTATCCCATTGATTAGAAAATGGACTTCCAACATATCCAACAATATCATTGTACGATGTGCAATTATCAGAAGTTGAACCGGTGCCGGACTGTGCCCGATGCTGTACATCTGTAGGGTTGTTTATTGATAATAATGCGCTTGTATAGTTGAATGGTTGCATATTGACATTTCCACTTCCAAGCTGAACACTTACGTTTGTAAGACACTGGTGAATTGGAAATTGACGAAGCGATACACACTGGGAAGTTAAGAAATTTTGCATGTTAGTGCCGGTAAGGGTAATAGATACTGTCGCATTAAAAATAATTTCACGAGATAAACCCTGAGAGGCGCTTGGCGTATTAACCGTAATTACAGGATTTAGTGAGGCAGTAGGGGGGACAAATGACGTATATTGAACAGATGGCACAGACTCATAAATAACATAGGTAGGCGGTCTTAGGTCAATACGACTATCAACAGCCTTCGCAAATTGATAACTCATGTTTAACGTTTTTTAAATTCAAAATTTATTTTAAAGTCTATTATACTATTATAAATTTAAAAAATATAAAAAAAAATAATTAATTCTTAAAAATTTATGAAGAATTTTCAACAATTCTATTTTTAACAAAGGCTAACTTGATCCCAACATTTCTAATTCCTATAGTTTGGATAGGCGAGACATAGCCTTGTAAATTAACCCAATGAATGGAAACGTTAAAGTTGGTAATTGCACTCTTTCCGCTAAGTTTAATTGGTCTTGAGTTAATAATACTTGTCGGGGTGTATGTTATAGGTTGATTAAATGAACTTGCCCCACCAAGTGAGTAATCAACGCTAAAATCCGTTAGAATAGCAGACGTTTGATTATTATTTGCTATATTGGTTAGATTCAATGGCAAGCTTGTCAATTCGGGTGTTTGAAATGGGAGACTTGCAACAACTTGAATTGACGAAAGCGCTTGAAATGTCCAATATGCTTTAAAATCTTGAGTTTGGATCAAAGCAGTATTTGCCGGATCTATAGGGTCAAATGATGGTGGAATATTTTGAGGTTGAAAATTATTCCCCTGATTGGACACCCATAGAGCACAATCTCTTCCCGTTGGAGTATTAACGGCTGTTGTAATTTGAGTAAATAACCAGCCTGTTAAATAGGGTTGATATTCATTGTTAAAATATAATTGAATTGGATTAGGATTTGTATGATGATCCCATAGGGTAATTGGAAATGTATTTAAACTAAATAATTCAGTAGTTGGATCCCATGTAAAATAGGGGTTAGCTGATGGTATTGGAGCACCTTGAGTGATTAGCTGACCATATGCATTTTGTAATGCCCTATTTAACATATGAGAGATTGTACTGTATGAATACACATTATTCCATCCATAGTTTTCACCAGATGGCTGACTTAATAGGGGTAATGTTGGAATTTGAACAGTAGAATTATATGGAATCAATCTAATAAATACTTGAGTTGATGCATATGTTAAATACGTCAATGATAGGCTATAAATGGTATTGTATCCATCATTTAATCCAGCTGTTGTATTTAGTGTTGGTTGCCATAATGGAATTGAGAATGATGTACTAAGTGTTAATTTTGCGACGGAAACGTAGTACTCATCACCATTAGCAAGAATTGGAGATGTACGATTGATAAATGAACCTACATTATGCACCCCTGGATTAAGCTGAGCAAGGTTTAAATCAATATAAACGATCTCTGGTGTTGATGTCTTTTCAATAGTATTCATTTTTTAAAGTCCCTATACAGTACCAAATAAATAATATTTAAAATAATTTAAATATTATCAATAAATAGGACTACTTTTTTTAACTAGTTAAAATATATAATGTTATCTATAACCGATAAGAAGGCAAAGCCGAGCGGTGAAACCCGGATTATAGCATCAATTGCTAATTCGTTGGGTGAGAGGGTCGCCACGCTATCATTGAATCAAAATTCAAGGAATGGGGAAGAGTTAATTGAATTACCTAATACTCTTAAATTTACTATCATGCCGGAGACACGCCCTAATCTAGTCAATACTATATTTGTCAGTGGGCAAGCCGGTTCTGGGAAGTCATATTTTTCAGCATCATATCTTAGAAATTTTATTAAAGTATTTAAACCTGATGCTGAGGATATTATCATTATTTCAGCTGATGATGTTGAAGATCCTGCATATGTTGGAATACCACATAGACACATTATCATAGATGATAGTCTAATTTTAAATCCTATTTCATTAGATGAATTAACAAGTAAGAAGGGGCGCTCTGTTGTTATATTTGATGATATTGAAGGTAAGACGGGGAAGCTTGAGAAAGCAGTCAATTCATTAACTGAAAGCGTCTTAACAATGGGTAGAAAGCGTGGAATCAACACTATATTTATTAGTCATAGGAGTGCATCAGGAAAGCTTACTAAAAATATATTAAATGAACAAAACATGATCGTATGGTTCCCTCAAACCGGGACAAGTCGTAATTTGACATATATGCTTACTCAACACATAGGACTACCAGAGGGGATGAGAGAAGCTCTGAAGGGTGCAGGATGGGGGAGGTGGATTGCATTATACACTAACGCCCCTCAGTGCTTAGTTGGCGAGGCAAGAACTGCTATATTTGATCATGATGAGTGTGATAAAGCATTAAAAACAAAGTCTATTTTGGAAAAAAAGAAAATACAAAAACAAGCATTGATTAAAATTGAACAAATGACTGAAGAAGACTAAAGGAATGGTTGAATAAGACTAACTACAAAGTGATCAGGATCTTCTCCGTGGCTTGTGATAAATTTATTATATTGATTAGTGTCTAAATCATTAAATATTGCTCTTATAACAGCATGAAAGCCACAAGTTGTAATAGTTGATCCGTCTATATCTATATCTTTTTGATGTTGATATTCGTTAAAGTATATAGGACAATTTGCCTTTAATAACATTAATGAGAGATTTGCTTGATCCTCTCCAAGTGTTTTTAACATTGATCTGTTAATGTTATTATACCAATCACTAGCGTCTGGTAAATTCCCATACGAGTCATACACGTGAATCCCTTGCTCTGGTTCTTCAACTTTTAAGAATATAGAAATCCAATGACCATATGTTTTTTTTTGTCTTACCAATACTATAGCTGTTTTTTGTGGATAATCCATTAAAAACTCTATTATACCTCTTTTTTTTTTAGCTTTTTTTATAAAATCTGAATATACACCAACATACACTTCATTATCGGTTAAATATCTAATCTCACCGTCTGTTAGTGATTTGTTTATTAATTTCTCGCCACCTATAAACATCGCTACCAATGATATAAAATGCAAATGTGATAAATCCACTTAAAAATGCAAATATTGGTTTTTCAAATTTTGGCATTTAAAAAAAAATAATATTTATATATATATATTTATATATAAAGTATTAATATAATTAATGACTGGTATGATTGTTCAAAGCGTCATAATAGATAAGAATTTAAATACGCTTAAACAAGCTACAGATTGGATATTAAAGCATAAGTATAAGGTATATAAGATTGATGAAACTGTTAATTTTTATAGATTTAGACAAGTTCAACCTGATTATAATAGGCATTTTATAACGAAGTTGATTGATCCTCATAAAATGATTTATTTAATTATTGAATATTAACTGTAGCTGGAGATGATACGCCCATTTATTTAGTAGCATCATTTTTAATATATTTTAAATGCATCATTGGAGCCTGTGCCATGGATAGAGAAGTATTTAAAATTTCTTTGATATCTGGTAATGGTTTTCCAATATATTTATCAGAAATAAACGAATGTCTTAGAGCATTGACTGATATTTTGCCATCAAATATTTGATTGAGACGTTGATTTAGCTTAACTGATGTTAATTTATGACAAATCGTATCAAATAACAAATAGGGCAAATTAAAATAATTGCTTCTAAAA